CCCGCGCCGCCCGGCGATAGGCGCACGGCACAGGCGACCAGTCCACGCACTTGATAGGTTCGTCCATCATATCGTCCCCCGGCGTGGGGCGCTGCCGAGGTCGGGACTCCACGCATCGGAGCCGACCAACGCCCCCCCCGAATGATACACAAACCCCTCAATCATCCGAGGGCTCACCGAGAACTTCTCGTCCGCGTGGTATTGGTCCGGGGGGCAGAGGGCCGCGTGGGTCCGCACCGTCACCCCGCCGAACGTCTCGATCGCCGCCTTGCCGTGCAAGTGGCCCGTGTGCATCTCGCGATAGATGGTCTGGCCCCACTCGACCGCGCATTGCGCCGCCATCACCTCGGCGAGTCGCTTCTTCCCCTTGTCACCGTGGTCGAGCCCGATCAAGACCTTGCCGTGCCGCAGGTACTTGGTCGTCGTGTGCGTGTCGTCAATCGTCACGCCCTTGTGGTGCCGGAACTCGGACACGAGGATGCGCTGCAACGCCCACGTCAGGGTGCGGTCGTGGTTCCCCGGCACGAGGATGACCTTCGTCGGCACCCGCTCGGCGCTCGCCGCGATCAGGTCGAACAGCACCTCGGTCCCCCGCTTCAACATCTGCTGGACGCGGGTGTCGTAGTCCAAGACCGTGCCCTTCGTCGTCGCGCCCTGCCCGTCGTGGTGGAAGTAGTCACCGAGAAGCCAGAAGTGACGCTGGCCGACCTTGCGCTCGTTTCCCGCCTCGAGCATCGCACTAACACCGTCGCGCACGGTAACCACGGCCTTGTTAGTATCCCAACTCTCGGTTCCAGTCCCCTCGCCCCACGCGAGCTTCGCGATGTGCGGGTCGGCGATGACCACGCCTTGCAGGAGGTCCGACGCGACGGGCTTTGGCCGGGGCGCACTCACCGGGTGCCGGGACGCGAACGCGCCCGCGATCACCGCCTCGACCTGCTCTAACGTCGACGGCCCCGCCTTTGGCTTCAGCTTGACGTAGACCCGGTGGAGCTCGGTCGTCTCGACCTCACCCTCGGGGCTCTTGGTCGCCACCTCGTACTTGGTCGCCTGCGACTCCGCGACCTCGTAGCGCGTCAGGTCCGCGTCGATGTGCCGGAGCAGGTCGTCCACCGTCTTGATGCGCGAGCCGTTCGCCCGCGCCACAATCCCGTCCGTGCCAGCCGACTGCTCGACCGACTGCTCGCGCTGCGTCACCGGGGTCACGCCCTTCGGACGCTCGGCGACCTTGATGCCGTGCTTCCCCCGCTTGAGTTGCACCGCCGAGATGGTGCGGATCGGGACGCCCTGATGGAACTCTCGGTTGAGCGTCTCGGCGACGACCGCCGCCCCCATCCCCTGCGCGGAGAGGGACGCGAGCCGCTCAAGCTCGCGGAGGGTCCACGCGGTCAGGTCTTTGCGAGCACCCATTCGGGGAGCAGGCGATCGACCCACTCACGGACCACCCGTCCGTCGGGATGACAGGCTGGGACCGACCCGTCCGCGTTGCGGTTGATGTCGATGTGGCCCCCGCACATACAATCCTCGCAGGCGGGGTTCGTCGGGTCGCGGCTCTCACCCTCGCACGACGGGCAGAACACGCGCACACACTCTGGCATACAGGGCATCTCCTACAATAGCGCCAAGACGACAGCGGCCACCAGACCCCCGAGGGCGAACGATTGCCACCGCGTCGGACACGGCCCGAAAAAGGTCGAGCAGCGCCCCGCCTCCAGCGCCCGTGCCTGCTCGTCGACCACCGCCTGTAACGCGTCCACCTGTTGCGCGGTAGCTTGACGCTCGGCAAGGTGCGCCTTGACAAGAGTGTCCACCTGCGCCTGATATGTCAAGACCTCGACTTGATATGCCTCGGCCCGTGCGACAACGTCCGACAACGCCTGACGCAAGACCGGCACCGAGTCCGTCTGGAGCGCGGCCCGTGCCGTGTCGAGGGCGTTTCCGAGCGCGAGGTTGGCGTCTGTGGCCCGATGTCCCGCCTCTCGGAGTCGGAGGACCACCGTGTCGGTCGCGGCCCGCTGACGGCCCGCCACGCCCCGCAGGGAATCGGCGACGGTTACCAAGCTATCAACGCGGGCCGCATAGTTCGGCACCGACCCCCGACCGACCCACCAGCCCCCGAGGGCGACCAGCGCCAGCAGGAGGAGCGCCAGCGCCACGCTACTCGTAGTCCGCAAGGACGAATCCGGGGACGTGCTCGGGGTCGTTCTTCCGCCCCGGCGCGACGCGAGCGTGAGTCGTCACTGGGATCTGCCCGTACTTCCGGCGCACGTCCGCGATCAACGCCTTCATCGCCTTCTGCTGCGCCTCGGTCAGCGGCTCCTTGCCGTCGTTCTTATTCGAGAAACACAGGCCCACCGAGACGCCGTTGACGTCTTTGTGGCCGTTCCACTCGCTCTTGCCCGCGTGCCACGCCCGGCGATCATACGGGACCACCGTGTAAACCTTCCCGTCACGCCCGACGAGCGCGTGGTAGCTCACCTTCGACTCGCTCGACTGGAGCCACGAGAGGCACCCCTTCTCGTTCGGGCTGGCGTCCGCGTGAAGGACGATGACCTTGACCGCCTGTGCGCCCCGCGTGTTGTGGTTCGGGGACGGATGGGTGCAACTCATTTGACGACCGGGATGCTACCCGTCTGCCGCTTCCGAGTCGTGAGGACGCCCCACTTCTTCGCGTGATAGCCCGCCGCCCACGCGAACAGGATCGCCGTGCCGACGTTCCGAATGAACTGCGACCACGACACCTCGGGCATCGTAAGCGTGGCAAGGAGACTCCCCGCCGCGAAGAAGGACAGGCCCACCCGGACCACCCAGTACGAGACCCGCCCGAACTGCGCCTCGGCGTTGAATGCCTTGACCGCCGGGCTAAAGAGCATCAGGTAGAACGCGCCGGAGCCAATAGTCATCACGGCGTTCGCGAGGACGTTCACGCGGTCAAGCATTGTCGCCGTCCTTGTGCTCGGGGAAAATCTTGTTGATGAGCATCTCGACGCCCCGCATCCCGAGCACCCCGAGGAGGAACGCCATCCCCGACTGCACGTTCGGCGAGGCCGAGATGCCCGTCACCTCAAAGACCACCGGGGTCAGGAAGTAGGCGCTCGACGTCCCCGCCGAGATCGCCAGCAGGTTATCCCGCAAGCTGGCGTGGTTCGCCTTCCCGACGGCGACCAGCGAGCCGAAGAAGCCCGCCACCAAGAGCATCACGCTCGACTTGTCCTGCGCCATCACGACCTCCCGGTAGGTAACCTACCTGTCAAATATATATGCACTACGTCAAGCGTTCCAACCACTTGACGGGAACGCCCCTGCCGCCGTCCGCTCCTGCACCACCTTGAACACCGCGTCGTAGCCCTTCGCCACCGAGCGCATCCCGTACAACCGTCGCGCCCGCGCCCGGACGTCCTTGCGGTCCAAGTCCCGCACCCGGTCGATCGCCTCAAGGAACTGCGCCGTGGTCTGACAGCGGAACCCCGTGCGGTCCTGCGCCACCGTCTCCGTGAACGCCCCGAACGCCGTCGTGATCGCGGGCGTCCCACACAACGCCGCCTCGACCACCACCCCGCAGAACGGCTCGACGTACTGCGACGGGGCGATGATCGCCCGCGCCCGCCCGAGATACGCCGCTCGCTCCGTCGTCAGCGGCCCCAACACCTCGACGTTCTTCGGTACGTCCCCGAACACCGAGATGTCGCCCTGCCCGGCAATCTTGAACGGGATGTTGGGCCGGAGCCGGGCGAGCTCCAAGATGCGCCCCAGCCCCTTCCCCTCGGTCAGCCGCCCGAGAAAGACGATCGCGTCCCCGCCCGGCCCCTCGGGCCACTCGTCCACGTCGTAGCTGTTCGGGACCACGAACTCCAACCGCTGCGAGAGCGGCGTCACGCCGTGCCGCCCCTCCTTCGCCATACAGCCGTGTCGCACCGCCTCGGACTCGTAGATGCGCCACGGGAGGAGGCAGTCGTAGTAGCCGATGCCGGACTCGATCGCCGATGCCCCCGCCTTCAGGACGGGGAGGTCACGGATCGCCGAGGCGTGGGCGTGGCCGAACGGCAACAGGATGCAGTCGCCCGGCTGGACGTACTCCTTCAGCGCGTCACGGGCGTACAGGTTCCATTGGGTATAGACCGCGTTCCCCGCGTTCGCGTCGTCCCCATAGAAGCCCGCCCCGTGCTCGTGGTAGGCGTGGCCGAGAAGGGCTTGGTGTTCGTCCTGCTCCATCAGCACCACATCCACATCGGCCCCCGAGTCCGATCCGGCGACCCCGTAGTGGATGACCTCATAGCCCAATGGCCGCAGCATCCGGGGGAGCTTGTAGACCTTTTGCGTGAAGGCGCAATGGGCGAACGCCTTCGTGGTGACCGTGTGGGGGATGGACAACAGATGGAGCCGCATACAACCTCGATGGAGGAAGGAGAGGGAAAGTTACGTCGGAATCGCCGAGCGGAACGAATACGTCGCGATGGTGATAGTCCCCATCTTGGCGCGGATCACGCAACTCGCTTCCGCCCCGCTCCCGAGCGCGATCGACGCCGTGTAGGGCGAGGTGACGCCCGTGTATGACGCGCTCGAGTCCGTGATAGGACTGCCGGTGACGTTGACCAAGTCGATGTCGTAGGTCGTCCCCGAGGGCATATCGACCGTCGTCCAGATGATATCGACCGAACCGCCGCCATCGCCCGGCATAAATCCGTTGTCAAAGTAGGCGCTCGTGATCGTCGGAATCGTCGGAGCCACCGGCGGGATGTTGACCGACTCCGACACGGTCACCCCCGTCTTGGTCACGGCGAACGCCGCCACCTTCGTCGCCGTCCCGGTGCTCCGCGTCACGTTGACCGTGCGCGGTGAGGTCCACCCGCTGACCGACTGGCTCACGCCGTCCAAGTTGTAGACGATGGTCCCGTCCCACGTGACGACGATGTCGTAGTCGCTCGTGTTCGGGGTCGTCACCGCCTTCAGACTCGGGGCCGAGAACGACGGCACGATGACGGGGTTGACGCCCGTCGCGGTCCCCGACGCCTCCGCCGTTGCTGCGGAATCGGCCTGACCGGGAGCGCGATGCTTGAGCCGGTAGTAGTAGGTCGTGCCGTCTTTCGGGAGGTAATCGACATAGATCGCCGACTCCGCTGGCACGACGGCAATCTCCGCGAACCCGCTCCCCGAGGTCGTCGACCGCTCGATGACCGTCTGCACCGCCCCTGCCGCCGCATAGAGCGCCAAGACGATGCCCTGCGGCAAGCTCGCGTCGTTGACGCCCGTGATGACCTGCACCGCGATCGGGGCGGTCGCCGTGCCGGTCGTCCCAGCGGCGGTCGTGAAGGTCGCCGTTACCGGCGTCATCGCGATGTTCGCCACCCGATCCCGGAACGCAACGCCGAGGATG